AAAGAAGGCGACCATGTGCTATTCGGTGAATTTTCCGGGCAAAAGGTCACAGTCGATGGCGAGGAACTGCTTATGATGCGTGAGCCTGATGTGATCGGAATACTAAATGGCGTATGACCAAACCTCGATGAATATTGTTGGCAAAGTTGCCAACGTAGGCGGCAACCCCGCAGGCCCAGACGAACAATCAGATGTTCTAGCTACTATGCGTCATCGTTTTACGATGGCGATGTCTGCGTATTCTGAATCAAGAGAAGATGAGCTTGACGATTTAAGGTTTATGGCTGGTTCACCAGACAATCAATGGCAATGGCCTGCTGACGTATTGGCAACGCGTGGCTCTGTTCAAGGACAAACTATTAACGCAAGACCTTGCCTAACAATTAACAAATTACCGCAACACGTTCGTCAAGTGACGAACGAACAACGTCAAAACCGACCCTCTGGAAAAGTAATCCCTGCGGACGATAAAGGCGATATTGAAGTAGCAGAAGTGTTTGAAGGTATGGTTCGGCATATTGAGTATATGTCTGACGCCGATGTAGTGTACGACACTGCTTGCGAAAACCAAGTAACGTACGGCGAAGGGTATTTTCGTATTCTAACTGAGTATTGTTACGATAATTCGTTTGACCAAGACATTCGTTTAGGTCGTATTCGTAACGCATTTAGCGTTTACATGGATCCAATGATCCAAGACCCTGCTGGCTGTGATGCTGAGTATTGTTTTATCAGTCAAGATATGGAAAAAGCGGAATATGAACGTCAATATCCTGATGCAGCGCCAATTAGTTCCATTTTGTCCCAAGGTGTAGGCGATGAATCTTTAAGCCAATGGCTAAATGAAGATACCATTCGTATTGTTGAGTATTTCTATTACAAACACGTTCCAACTAAGCTCAATTTGTACCCAGGCAACCAAGCGTTTTACGATGGTAGCCCTGAAGATAAGAATATGAAAGAAATGGGCTTAAAACCCATTAAATCTCGCACGGTAGATGTCAAAAAAGTTATTTGGATGAAAACCAATGGCTATGAAGTGCTACAAGAACAAGAATGGGCAGGCAAATGGATACCTGTGATCCGTGTTGTAGGCAATGAATTTGAAGTAGATGGTCGTATTTTTGTGTCTGGATTGGTTCGTAATGCCAAAGATGCACAACGTATGTACAACTATTGGGTATCACAAGAAGCAGAAATGCTTGCATTGGCTCCAAAAGCACCATTTATCGGTTATGGCGGTCAATTTGAAGGTTATGAAACCCAATGGAAAACCGCTAACACAACCAATTGGCCATATTTAGAGGTAAACCCTGATGTAACCGATGGTATGGGCGCTACGTTGCCATTACCGCAACGCGCCCCGCCACCTTTGGCACAAACTGGTTTGATTCAAGCCAAAATGGGTGCAAGCGACGATATTAAATCTACAACTGGTCAATATGATTCTAGTTTAGGCGCTACAAGCAACGAGCGTTCGGGTAAAGCCATTCTTGCGCGCGAGCGTCAAGGCGATGTAGGTACTTTCCATTACGGCGACAACTTAACAAAAGCGATTCGCTTTGCAACGCGTCAATTAATTGACCTTATTCCTAAAATTTACGATACCGAGCGTATTGCTCGCATTGTAGGTGTAGATGGTGAAGTGTCTATGGTTAAGATTAATCCTGACCAACCCGAACCAGTTAAAAAAATTGTCGATCAACAAGGCATTGTGATTGAAAAAGTTTATAACCCTAGCGTTGGTATTTATGACGTTGTGGCTACTACAGGCCCAGGCTATATGACTAAACGTCAAGAAGCGCTTGAAGCTATGGCTCAGATTTTGCAAGGCAACCCAGAGCTATGGAAAGTGGCTGGCGACTTATTTGTTAAAAATATGGATTGGCCTGGCGCACAAGAAATGGCTAAACGCTTAGAAAAAACCATTGATCCTAAATTAATGGCTGATACTGACGAAGATCCTGCATTGCAAGCTGCTCAACAGCAAATTGAAGCAATGGGCAAAGAGATGGAAGGTATGCACTCTATGCTTCAAAATGTCGGTCATTCAATTGAAATGCAAGACCTAGAACGCAAAGATTTTGAAGCGCAAATCAAGTTATTTGACGCTGAAACTAAGCGTTTGGCTGCGGTTCAAGCGTCTATGTCACCTGAGCAAATTCAAGACATTGTTATGGGAACCGTGCATGGAATGATGGTAAACGGCGATCTCGTCACCGAAATGCAACGTGACACTAGCATGGATATGCAAGAAGAAGAACAAAAAGAACAGCAAATGGAACAACCACAAGGTCAACCAATGCCACCACAAGGAATGCCACAATGAAAGCCGCTGATTTTGTAGGAATTTTATTCTTAGCTCGTGATGTAACTCATTCAGTTCATTTAAACACCCGTAGTTATGCAAAACATAAAGCTTTGCAAAAATTTTACGAGAGTATTATTGATGCGGCAGACGATTTCGCTGAGGCATATCAGGGACGGCACAATTTGATTGGCCCGATTACCCTAATGTCGGCTAAAAAAACAACCAATGTAATTGAATTTCTTGAATCTCAACTTGCAGAAATTGAAAGCGCAAGATACGATGTTTGTGAAAAAACAGATACATCAATGCAACAATTGATTGATAATATTATTCAATTGTATTTATCAACCCTCTATAAGCTTCGCTTTTTAGCGTAAGGAAACATTATGGGTAATTTAGTCTTTAATGCGGCGCTTGGCGGGTCAACTACAATTAGTGGCCCAAATACAGCGTCAACCAACACTATTACAATTCCAAATACAAGTGGGGCATTAGTTGTATCAGCTACTACTTTAGATGTTTCTAAAGCCGTTGCTACAGATTCAAGCGGCGTTTTAGTAAGTGTAACTAATACAGGCACAGGTAATAACGTATTAGCTACAAGCCCTACATTAGTTACACCTAATCTTGGCACACCTTCTACATTAGTTGGCACTAATATTACTGGTATACCTAATGCAGGTTTACTTAACTCTACTATTTCTGGTATTAGTTTAGGTAGCAATTTAGCTAACTTAATTGCGGGTACTAATATTACTTTTAGTACTGGTAGCACTTACAATGGATCTACAGCAATTACTATTAATGCCGCAGGTGGTGGTGGGGGTAGTGGCACTGTAACTTCAGTTAATTTAACCGCAAGTACAGGTATTTCTGTAAGCGGTGGCCCTATTACTACTAGCGGTTCAATTACCGTAACAAATACCGCCCCAATGACTTACCCTGGCGCGGGTATTGGTAATTCCACAGGCTCTGCATGGGGTACAAGTTATACGACTAGCGGAACAGGCACCGTATTAGCTTTGGCAACTGCTGCCACTATGACAGGTGTAAAAGAAACGCAAATAGCAATTGCAGCTTCTAATATTGATTTGTCTTTAGGCAACTACTTTACCAAAACAATTAGCACAACAACAACCTTTACTGTAAGCAATACAGCCTCTAGTGGCACAGTAAATAGTTTAATTTTTGACCTAACTAATGGTGGTTCTTCTGCGGTTACTTGGTGGTCTGGTGTTAAATGGGCTAGTGGCACTGCCCCTACATTGACTGCTTCAGGGCGTGATGTACTAGGCTTCTTCACTGAAGACGGCGGCACTACTTGGAATGGCTTTGTTCTAGGAAAGGCGATGGCTTAATATGCCAGTTCGTGACCTATTAAGCGCTGCTAGTGGTGCTAGTACAACAGCCAATTACATTGAAGATGTATTTAGTACCTATTTATATACAGGTAATGGAAACCCTGGTGTATCAACGCAAACTATAAACAATGGCATAGATTTAGCTGGTAAAGGTGGAATGACTTGGGTTAAATGTCGTTCTACAGGCGCTCAAAGTAATGTGCTTTGTGATACTGTTAGAGGCGCAAACAATGTTCTTCGCAGCAATTCAACAGCTGCAAATTATGCAGCTACTTCTTTAATTAATTCGTTTAATTCAAATGGGTTTACTTTAGGGAATGATTCAGATACAGGTGGGTGGACTAATCAAGATGGATATACTTATTGCTCTTGGACATTTCGTAAACAATCTAAGTTTTTTAATGTAATTACTTATAATGGTACAGGTTCAGCACAAAACATTAATCACAACCTTGGTTCTGTGCCAGGAATGATTATTGTTAAAAGAACAGACACTACTGCTGATTGGCAAGTTTATAGCAATTCTTTAGCAAATACTGAATACCTTGTTTTAAATAGCACAGCAGCAAAAGCTACAGGAACAACTCGTTGGAATAGTACAATCCCTACATCTTCTGTTTTTACAGTTGGAACTGATGCAACTGTAAATGCTAGTGGTGGTACTTATGTAGCCTACCTATTTGCCCATAACGCTGGTGGATTTGGCACAACAGGGTCAGACAATGTGATTAGTTGTGGTAGTTTAACAACAACTAGCGGCACTGTTTCGGTTAATCTTGGATATGAAGCGCAATATGTTTTAGTAAAAATGTCTAGCGGTACTTCAGGTTGGTATGTATTTGATGTTATGCGAGGAATGAGCCAAACAAATTGTTATGATTTAAACCCAAATACTGCTACCGCCGAACATTCTTTTGGTGGTCAAGGAATTATTCCTACTGCTACAGGGTTTGATTTTTACAGCCCTAACTTTGGTGTTTCTGGTGATACTTACATCTACATGGCAATCCGTAGACCAATGAAAGTGCCTACAGATGCTACTACTGTGTTTAAACCTGTAGCTTATACTGGAAATAACAGTACAAATAATATTACAACCAATTTTCCTGTTGATTTATTCATAACAATGGCTTATTACGGAGCGGTAAATAATACTTTTGATAGATTAAGAGGCGCATCTAAATGTTTAGCTACTAGTCAAGTTTCTGCTGAAGTTACAGATACTGCACAATCAAGTTTTGCATCTAATACTGCTGTTATACTTGGGCCAGATTCAACTGGATATGTAAATTATTCTGACCCCCCTGGAAGACCGTATAGCAGTTACAATTTTTCTCGCAGACCAGGATTTTTTGATGAGGTTTGTTCACCAGATTTTATTAACGGCACTCCAGTTACGCATAATTTAGGTGTAACACCCGAATTAATATTTGTTAAAACTAGAAATTCAGGAAGTAACTGGATGGGTGCTGTAAATGATGCTGGAAATATTCGCAATCTTTCAATAAACACTACATCTGGTGGTTACTTACCAAGTTTTGTTTATTCAAGTTATTTCAATGCAACAACAATAGACCCAACGGGAATTCGTAATGGCGCTGGTGGTTCAACCAAAGGTACTGGAGTAAATGTAGTAATTTACTTATTTGCTACTTGCCCTGGAGTATCTAAAGTTGGTTCATTCACAGGCACAGGTGCTACTCAAACAATTAACTGTGGCTTTACTGGTGGCGCTAGGTTTGTAATGATTAAGCGTACAGATTCTACTGGAGATTGGTATGCTTTTAATTCTTCTGATGGATTTACAAGTAGTTCTAGTCCATACAATTTATTAAATAGTACCGCAGCACAAACTACAGGCAACAACGGCTGCTACGCTGCTTCTACAGGGTTTACTTTAACTTCAACCGCTAACGCTACTGTTAATATTAGTGGTGCTTCTTACATTTTCTTGGCGATAGCATAAGGCAAATTATGACAACATTTATTAACACTCAAACACTAGCGTACCCTGTATATCAATCACAAATACAGGCTGAGTACCCTAATACTAGCTTTCCAACTCCATTTGTAGCGCCAGCGCCTTATGAGCCTGTATTGGAGTCGCCACAACCTTCTTACAATCCCATTACTCAGGCAGTTCAACAAACCACGCCAGAGCAAACCGCTGGCCAATGGTATCAAGTATGGGTGGTTGTAGACTTAACGCCTGAACAAATTGCGTATAACGAGCAACAAAAAGCTGACCAAAACGCTGCACAAGCAAAACAAATCCTTACTAATACTGACTGGACTTCTATTGCTGATGTGGCTGACCCTGCTAAGTCAAACCCTTACCTTACAAACCAAGCTGAATTTATTGCATACAGAAGCACTATTAGAAACATTGCCGTAAACCCTACATGGGATGCAGTATTCCCAACCGCCCCTACAGAAATTTGGAGTACCTGATGGCCGTCGTTGTAAAACACTCTACTTTAGCAGACGGCACTTTTAGCGCTACTGGCGCTACTGCTTGGGATGCTAACCACACATTAAGTGGGGTTGGCACAATGGCAGAGCAAGATGCCAATAATGTCAATATTACTGGTGGTTCAATTACAGGTGTTACAGGCGTTGGTAGTGTTACAAGCGTAGCAGCTACGGGTGGAACAGGAATAAGTGTAACTGGTAGTCCAATTACCTCTAGTGGTACTTTAAACATTACCAATACGGCTCCAGATCAAACAGTCGTATTAACTGCTGGCACAGGAATATCTACTAGCGGTACATATCCTAGCTTTACCATTACTAATAGCGCACCTGACCAAACTGTAGCCATTGCAAGTGGCACAGGCATTTCTGTAACAGGAACATACCCTAGCTTTACTGTTACTAATACAAGCCCATCAAGCGGTGGTACTGTTACTAGTGTTACAGGAACAGCACCAGTAAGTGTAGCCACAGGCACTACAACACCTGTAATTAGCATGGCTGCCGCCAATACAACAACCAATGGTTATTTAACATCAACTGATTGGACTACATTTAATAACAAAGGTAGTGGTTCAGTAACTAGCGTAGCTGGTACAGGTACAGTTTCAGGCATTAGTCTTAGCGGCACAGTTACTTCTAGTGGAAACCTTACATTAGGCGGTACTTTAGATTTATCTAGCCCACCTACTATTGGTAATACTTCTCCTAATACTGGCAAATTTACCACCTTAGAATCAACTGGTACAGCTTCATTAGGTACTACTTCAACTACTTATATTCAAGCTATTGGTGATGCTTCTTACCCTGGAGTTTACGCTACTGGCGGTACAAATACCCCATTAGTCTTACAACCTTTAGGAACAGGCGCATTACAAGCACAAAAAACTACTTCATCAGCAACAGGCGGTAACGCTAGGGGTGCTAATGCGGTTGATTGGCAGACAAGTAGGGCTACTGCGGCTCAAGTGGCGGCTGGTATATCTTCTGTGATTGCTGGCGGCGCACAAAATACTGCTACATATAGTTATCAATTTGTTGGTTCAGGAATTAATAACACAATAAATGGAAGTCCCGCCGCAGCATCTGCAATCGTAGCTGGACAATCAAATACTATTTCTGGTGGTTATTCTAGTATTGTTGGTGGTCATTTAAATACTGCTTCTGGTTATTTTAATTCAATTGTTGGTGGTGAATCTAATTCTGCTACAGCATCTGCCGCAGTAACAACACAAGTTACAACTATTGCAGTAACAGCTAGTACTACACTTTATTTAACATCTACTAATGCAAACATTAAAGTAGGTCAATTAATATTAGGTACTGGTATTACTGCAATATCAAATTCTAACTCTGCAACCTACGCAACATCAACAGTAACTACTGGTACTGCTGCAGTAATGAACACTTCTACTATTAGCGGAACAACGCTAACTGTAGGTTCTTTAGCATCAGGCACAATCATTGCTGGTATGGTTCTAACTGGTACTGGTGTAACTGCTGGTACTTATATTGTTAGTGGTTCAGGTCTTTCTTGGACTGTATCTGTATCACAGACTGTAGCCTCAACAACGATTACTGGCACAGCTTATACATTCACAATCAGTCAAAATGCGACAACTGCTGCTGGTGTTACTTTATCTTTCTACACACCTCATGGAGTAATAGTCGGTGGTGGTAATAACCAAGCAACAGGCTCATATAGCTTTATCGGTGGCGGTGGTGATGCTGGTACTGCGGCTAATAGAAATGCGGCATCTGGTGATTATTCTGTTATATGTGGTGGTATAAAAAATTTATCTTCTGGAACAGGAGCTTTTATTGGTGGTGGCGGTGTAGCTTCTGCAACATTTAATGGAAACACATCTTCTGGTCAAAGTAGTTTTGTTGGCGCAGGAGTTGCTAATAACGCTTCTGGAACTTATGCAGCAATAGCTGGTGGTAGCAATAATCAAGCTAATAGTGCAGGAAGTTTTATTGGTGGGGGTTATTATGGAACAACTAGGGGCATTTCTGGTATGCAAGCTATGTCAGCTTGTAATACTCCTGTCGCCGCAAGTACTGGAATAAACCAAGCCGCATTATTAATTCTTGCTAGACAAACTACCGATGCAACTGCTACAGTATTGGCTTCAGATGTAAATACTCCTGCTGGCACAAACCAAATAATCCTACCTAATAACTCTGCTTATTATTTTAAAGTCAGAGTTATTGCTGGTGTAACTGGTGCTGGCGATACAAAGGCTTGGACACTAGAAGGTGCTATTAAGCGTGGCGCTGGTGTAGGTACAACTGCTATTGTAGGAACAGTAACAACGACAGTAGTAGCAACAGATACTGGCGCAGCAACTTGGGCAGTAACTGCCACAGCAGATACAACATTTGGTGGATTAAAGATTACAGTAACAGGACAGGCTTCTACAACAATTCGTTGGGTTGCAAAAGCCGAAACAGCAGAAATGACATACTAAAAAGGAAACAATATGGCCCTCAAACTATCAGTAGCAACTCAATTTGGCGTACCAGCAGAAGAAGCTTATGCCAAAATTACTAACTTTTACGGCACTAAAGACCAATTACAAGTTCAAGTAGCTATTTACTTTAACGAAGATGCAAAACATCAGAATTTGTCTACTGTGCGTGAAGATGCTCACTACATCGCTATGGAAGATTTAAAAGGTGATTTAATCCCAGCAATTTATGAGGTATTAAAGACTTTTAGCCAGTACGAAGGCGCCGTGGATTGCTAAAATGAGCAACTTTTTTGGTGGATATTTCTTTGCAGGCGGGTTTTTTGGTAGTATTATTCAGGCAGCAGAACAACTTTACGTAAAACTTCGGTCACTTACCGAACGAGGGAGATATTAAATGTCTATGAATTTAAAAGCGATAACCGTATGTATCGGTTATCAACAGATTACTAGTTTAAGTTCGGCTCAAAGCCTTACTGTGCCTTTGCTTGATAAAACAGGTCTTAACCAAAAGCCTACTTTTGCGTTAATTACACCTGAAACACAAGGCGTTCGTTGGCGCGATGATGGAACGGCCCCTACCGCTTCTGTAGGTATGCCTTTGGCTGCTGGCGTTACGTTACAATACGACGGCGATTTAAAAAATATTCAATTTATTGAGCAAACAGCTAGTGCTAAACTCAATATATCCTACTACGCATAAGGAATAGCTATGGATCTCTCTAATGGTTCTGGTGGCATTGACTCTAGCAAATTAATGGACTATTTCACCAAAGATTTTCTTAAAGATCTTGGTCAAATGGCTGTTTTGCGTGATGAATTGGCTAAACGTCAAGGCGCTTTATCCGCTGTTGAAGATGCCAATAAACTACGTTCAGACGCAGATGCGTATGCAAAAAGTGTAAAAGCCGAAGCAGATATTAATTTAGCTCAAGCTAAAGAAGCTAATGATGCTTCTAAAACACTAAAAAAAGCGTTAGCCGATAAAGAAGCGGATTTAAACAAACGTGAAGGTCAATATGAAAAAGACTTTGCTGCGTTTAATAAAGCTGTCGACGCACAAAAACAAGCTGTAGCTGATTCTGATGCAGCTTTAGCCAAAGCACAAATTGCTTTGCAAGCAAAACAAGATCAAATAGACGCTGACCGCATTGCTTTAGATGCCCGAATCAAGGCTTTCCAAGCTAAAGTGGCGTCTTTGGAAGTTTAATTTTTAAATCGTACTGGTGCGATACACCAGGGTTTCTTAAGGAAACATCGAAATGGACGAAAGTCAAGAAGTAGTACCAGCGGAAGTATCCGCGCCAGAGCAGGTGGCAACGGCTGCACCTGAAACTGAAGAAGTAGCGCCGGAAGCAGTAGAACCAGCAGCGGAAGCACCCAAGACCTTCTCACAAGAAGAATTGGACGCAGCTATTGGTAAACGACTTGCTAGAGAACAACGTAAGTGGGAAAGAGAACAGGCAGCTAAGGCTCAAGAAACACAAGCCCGAAAGATCCCTGCTGAAATCCCGCCAATTGAGCAGTTTAATTCGCCTGACGAATATGCCGATGTATTGGCAGAACGTAAGGCAGAAGAATTGCTTGCTAGGCGTGAACAAGCTAGGATGCAGTCTGAGATCATTGAGGCGTACCACGATCGTGAAGAAGAAGCACGGACTAAGTATGACGATTTTGAACAAGTCGCATATAACTCCAAGCTACCAATCACGGACGCTATGGCTCAAACGATTCAAGCTTCAGAAGTTGGCCCCGATATGGCTTATTACCTAGGGTCTAATCCAAAAGAAGCCGAACGTATTTCTCGTTTATCGCCACTCCAGCAAGCCAAAGAATTAGGGAAAATTGAAGCTAAATTAGCTGATAGCCCCGTTGTAAAAAAGACTTCAAGCGCCCCAGCACCAATTGCTCCGGTTACGGCGAGATCCACTGGATCTCCAGCAACAGACACGACTGACCCTCGCTCTATCAAGAGTATGAGTACATCAGAGTGGATTGAAGCTGAACGCCAACGCCAGATCAAGAAGTGGGAAGCGCAGAGAAACCGCTAACTATTTTTTAATTAGGACTTTATTATGTCAAATTCGATTTTAACCATCGACATGATTACAAGAAAAGCTCTCGAAATTCTCGAGAACAACCTTGTACTCACACGTAACGTAAACCGCCAGTATGACGATTCTTTCGCTGTTGAAGGCGCAAAAATCGGTTCTACTCTCCGTATCCGCTTACCAGACCGCGCTTTGGTAACTGACGGTGCCGCCTTGCAAGTTCAAGACGACAACGAACAGTACACAACTTTGACTGTAGCGTCACAAAAACACATTGGTGTTAACTTCACCTCTGCTGAATTGACAATGCAGTTAGATGACTTTGCAGAGCGTGTTTTGAAACCACGTATCTCTCAGTTGGCTTCTTCTATTGATGCTGACGTAGCAAA